CAGACCTGTCGCAGCCGACGAGCCATTGGTCAGATCGACGCAGGAGTTCGTATCGTAGATCATCGCTCCATACGTGGGCCACGACACTGCCCCCAGATAGTTGCCCGACGTTCCCCCCATCTGATCTGTGATTATCGTTCGATAGGCTGTTCCAGTTCCCGACGACTGGCCGACCGTGGAATTGGTCACCGTGAACTGTGACGCGCTTGCCGAGGCTATTACCACGTTGTTGAGATTCAGCGACGACCCCGACCCCGTGCCGAGTCCGGTGACGGTGACGTTCTGACCTGCCGTGAAGGTGTTCTGAGCCGTGTAGGTGACGGTTGTCCCCCCGCCGACGGCGTTGGTGACCGTGGCGAGTGACGGTGTGCCCATACGGTACCACGCCTGCGCGCTGGTGGACTGGGCGTAGGTGGGCCAGAAACTCTGTCGGGTCATGTAGCAAAGCGAGAGGTACTTCGTGAGATCGCTGGCGTCCACCAAGAGGTCCACGTCCACCTGATTGGTCACCTGCTCTTGGACGTTGTCGATCACTCCCCAGAACACGGGGTAGGTGGTAGACGACCACGTCGCAGTTATGGCGATGGGTAGTCGTGGCTGGATGACGTAACCCGTTCCATTCCCGTCTACACCACCGGACGGAGCTGCTCCGTTGAAGAAGAAACCCGTTCTGCCGTTAAAGGTCGCCCTCAGGGTTCCTGCCTCCACCCTGTCGAGGTAGTGTTGCTTCCCCGAGTTGGTCGTGAAGTCTCGTAGGTACGCAGAGACGTTCGTCCAGTAGGAATTTGACGCGCCCGACGCTGGTAGAGCCTGCTGAGGGGCCGCGAAAAGGGTCGCGCCCGAATAGGTCGGGTTGAAGGCCATGTACACGTCAAAGACCGGCAGGTAGGGTATCTGGGTCATCCCAGCCTCTTCGTTCCTGTTGGCTGGTTGACCACTCCGGACGGTAGGGGACGCTGCGCCCACTTCCCGAAGAGATTCCCCTTGGACCTGCCCATTCGGATCAATTCATTCCACACCACGAGGGCGACTGACTTGACGAACACGGGGTTAGCGACGAGAAGTTGGCCGATGGCCTCGGCACTTATCTCTATTTCGTTGTTGACAACGATGTTCCCGTCTAGGTTGTGGTCCATTACTTGATGATCCTGAGTTTATTGTTCATGGTCAGGGTCTTCGAGCCCCGAGCCGTACCTTTTTTCCCCGTCCCGGTAACGTCGTCATAGGCTATCGACGCCGCATGGGCCGCCGCAGTTACGGCAGACGCCACAAGTTTGGCGGGATCCCACCACGGGACGTTCTTGCTTTTGTTGAGTTCCTGCGTTGCCAACGTCGCGAGTGCCGCCGCACCGAAAATCCCACCGGCGGCCCTGGCCCCCGCGAGCAACGCCCCTCCGCCAGCCGCCGTCTCTGCCGCTCCGAGTGACGCGACCTTCGCCCCCCCCTCGCCAGCGGTAGCGGCGGTGTTCGCCGCTATCTCGCCGAGAAGGGATACCTGCGTCGCGGACTGTAGCGCGTTGGCTATTTTGAGTCCTATCGCTGCGGCCACCGTAACCCCGAGGTCGATTTCGAGTGCCTTTCGCTCGACGGGGTGCTTTTCGAGGCTGGTCAGCGCGTTCTCTATGAACGTCGCCGCGTCTGAGATGTAGGGCATGAGAATGAGACCGAACTGCGCGGCGGAGTTCTTCAGGTTGTTCTCTATGATGTGCAGTTTGTTGCCGAACTGTTCCGAGGCCGTCTCGAACGCTTTGTTGAGAGAGTTCCCGCCCGCTCCGTTGAGAGCCTTTTGTACCTGATTTATCGCCGCTGAGGAGTTGGCGAGTAATGAGCCGGTGGCCCCTCCGGTGGCCCCAAAGACGACGTTCATCAGTTCGGACAGAGGTTGATGCGATGCGGCAGCGGCGTCCTTTATCTGGGTCAAAAGCCCCGCGATATTGCCAACCCGCAAGTCAGATGCGAGTTTCGCCTGACTGAGTCCCACGTGCTCTAGCGAGAGATAGTAGGTCGATAGTTTCTCCGTTACACCCTTCGATGTGGTGGAAAGAGTGGTCATGGGCGCTTCAAGTTTCCCCAGCCCATTGATGAACGACGTTATGGATCGAGTGGGGAGTCCAATCTTGGCGAAAACTGAACCAAGCTCGATGGAGGTCTTCAGCCCGATGTGGTAGTTGGCGAGGGCTACACCTACCTTCCCTTGGAGCATCGACACTTCAGCATCGAGGCCACCTACGTAGGCATGTGAACCAGCGACAAGTATCCCCGTCAGATTGGCGATATCTTCTCCCTTGGCGATCTGAAGGGACTGGGCGGCGACGAGAGCGTGAGTCACGTCCACAACGTTGGTGTTGGTAGCGAGTGCCGCCTTCGCGGCGACGGTCATGAGTTCTGTAGCCTTGGCCCCGCGTATCCCCGCCTGCTCTATGTTCGCCATAGAGGTGGCGAGATCAGCCGTAGAGGAACCAGTCAAGTCGGACACCTGAATTATCGTTTGGCCAAGAGCCTTGATCTGCTTATCCGTCATTCCCGTCGCGTTTTGAAGTCTGTCCATCGCCTCTTGGAACTTGAACGCCTCATCGACGGAAAACCCTACGATCGCCGCGCCCGCGCCGATGACGGCATTCGCGGCCATGTTGCCAAACTTGGTGAATTTCTGGCCAACGGTCTCGGAGGTCTTCCCGAAACCTTCCATTTTGGCCTGAGCCTCGTCGATCTTTGCCGAAAATTCCCTGGTGTCGGCGATCAGTGTGGCCGTAACGGATGACAGTGAACCAAACGCCATCAGCGAACCGCCTCTTCCCACTCGGCTTCAGCGAGTTCCTGAAGGTCCCCGCGAGAGTTGCGAAGACCTGTCTTCAAGAAAGGCTCTTTGGCCATGAACTTGGTTCCGAACTCCACATATCTGGCGTACGTTTCCGATGTTCCAACCATCCCCGCCCATGCGGTTGGCCCCATTCTGACTACTGGTCCCCCAGCGATGGATTCTTGAAGATGTCCCGACCTATTCGTCGGTTTCGGGGGTGTGGCACTGAACGGGGGGACGAAGACGTAATAGGTGTTGCCGCTCTTGGCCATTTTCCTTCCCCCTGGGTACGGGCGAAAGACCTTTCGCGCCTTGGTGGCGACGATGAGCCGACCCTTCGTCACAATGTTTCGGGCCGCTCGGTCGACGGCGTGCCTCTTCCCCGCGAGTTCGTCAGCGAACTTGTTGATTCCGCTAACTTCTATTCTGGTCATTCGCCGCCCGATCTATCTCAATCAACCACAATGTTACCTCAACGGGTTGCGATAGAAAGTCCTGATGAGAGCCGCCGAACCGTTTGCGAAAGTCATACTCTCGCCAGTACGACACAACTTCTAGATCGGGTTCACCGACGAAGAGTCGGTTGATTCGACGGCTCCGGCTAAAGGGTTGACCTTCTCATCGGGTCCATCCACGGAAACCTGCTTACTGGCGTATTGCGACGAGACGGCGTCTGAAAGAGCACCGTATACCGACTTCTTGAGTTCTGACGGGTTCACTACAGGTGAGCCGTCGAGGGATACCGTCATTTCATTGATGAGGACATCGGAAAACCCGTTTATCCTCTCCCAATCCTCGTCCGACACCTCGTCGAGAGCCGACGTAGGGACTCCAACGCGAGTAGTGGGTGACGGGGTGGCATCAAATGTGTCCTCACCATTGGCGTCGATATAGATGGGCTTTTGGAATTTCTGTATAACCGCGCCACTTCGAGCGCGGGCTATCTCGATCTTACGGCTCTGGCCCTCAGTGAGTTCGTCAACGGAACGCAGGACGGCGATTTGACCCGTGGAAAGTACGACGTTTTGCATAGTCCTCCTTTCTCAGGAAGTCTAGTTGTACGCCGCCGAGGTGTTGTTGATAGTCGTCGACGCGATGGGAGAGAATCCAGTCGATGCATCCGTGGGGTTCGAGACGGCCTCGAAGTTGGCCTCTACTTCCGTGTAGAGCTTTCCTTGGGTGCGCTTCGGTTCCATGAACTGAGTCTTGGTCATCGTGAACGAAATGGTCGGGGTGTTCGTGTCGTTCGTGTCCGTGAAGGTGAGAACCGTCGCCACGGGGTCGCGGGTGAGAGCCTGAGCCGGTGATGCGGCGGTCCAAGGGTCGGACTGGGTCGCAACGACGGCGGTCATCTTTCCAGTTACTTTGATAGGCCCAGCGAAGTTGACGTACGCGGTCTGAGTCCCCTCTGTGAACAGGGCGGTCGTACCACGAGAGATAAGCAGCGAACCTGACTGGATGTAGGCCAGCGACACGGTCGCCACCGTCACGGCAACCGACCAACCTGGGATCATGACGACCGAACTCCACGATGGCGTAGCAAAGACCGTGGGCGCCGACGTGGCCGAGGTAGCAGGGTTGCCGATGAACTTCACCGTCGCGTCGGTAACCCCGTCTGATGCGAAGGGTATCTCGATGGTGTCCAGGCGACATCCGGCCATAGTCCAGTAGTTCGCTCCGTCGAAGAGCATGACGGAGAACGAAGGGGGTTGTGAGCCGGTACTGGCCGAGTTCAGCAATTTGATCACGTGGGTGTACGGACCTACGCCGGTCACCGTGTCTGTCCCGCCCAATGCGGCGGCGATCAGCAGCGGGAAGGAATCCGCGTAAAGGCCGCACTTGAAGGTGATATCGTCCGACCTGACTCCTTGCACCTGGTCGATGGTGGCGACTGGTGACCCTACGAGGGCCTCATTAGCAAGAAACTTCTGTCCCAGTGCGAGAGCGACATCCGCGTCAACGGGAATAAAGGTAGCGGTACCTGATGCGGGGGTCGTCCCGTACGTGACCTCTTTGATGAGGGCTAGATAACCATTCCTCGATGCGTACGCGAGAGCCATTAGTTCTCATTCCCTTCTAAGGAGTCTGCGGGGGGATTTTCGGCATTCTTCGGCGGTGTCGTCACTCCCGCGTTGGACGTGGATGCGCTGATCCAGCGGCCATCGCCTGGGTCCTCTATGTTGTAGTTTTGCCCTGGTACTGGCGAAAGGGTCTCCCCGCCGACGGAAATTGTCGAGTAGACACGTCCAGAATCACCGATATAGGTAACTGTCATATGGCCAAAGTTACT